ACCCCTCCGGCATGTCGCCGCTTCCGACGTACACCCCGCTTTTGCCGATCGGCCCTACAAACTCGCCGTTGTCCAATTTTTTTTGCACTTCAGCGGCTGTGTCCTCTGCCAATTTTGCCGCATCGTTGGCGGCTTTTGTAGCAGCGTCTGCGGCCGCAAACCCCTCCAGCGCCCGCCCTACGGCGCTGTCCAGTTCCGCACCGGTATGCGTCAGGTTATAACTGTCCATTGTTCCACTCCTTAATCTGGGCGATAAATGCCTCTATTTGCTGGCCTGTGTAGGCACTTGGATACGCCGCTTTTAAACCGGTATCCACGCAAAGGATCACAGCCGCCGCAGAATCGGCCAGCAGCTTCCCGCCGCTTTCCTGGACAGGCGGCGTGTGCACCGATGTCCAATATGCCCGCTGTATGCACGATTCCAGGTCGTTGATTCTATCGGCGGTCACGTATTCCTCGCTGTAAAACAGCTGCGGCTCCGGTAGCTCCGGGGCGTTCATGGCCGTTCGCAAGGCGTTTATGTTCCCTACAATCCGGTTCATTTCCTCGTCCGTCGGAAAGTCCTGCATAGTCCAATTCAGTTTTTCGTCCAAGGTCGCCGGGCGGCCGGCTGCGGAAAGGACAGCGGCGATTTCGCGGATATTTCCTTCCGTCCTGGTCAGGTCGTCGTGGATATTGTAATAATCGTCCGGCGTCCAGTCGGTTTTAATGTCCATCAGGCCAGCACCTCCACGTCCGCCAAAAGACCACCGGATAGGTCTATGTCCATCCTGGTGACAATCCCAACCACCCGCCCGTATGCGGTCGGTACGGACACGCGGGCGCCGCACATCAGGTCGTAAACCAACGGGGTTGTCAATGTGATTTTGCGGCGCAGACCGTAATAGGCTTGCATAGCAGACAATACCGCCTGATAGTTGGACTGCGTAATAAATGGGATGGACTTGATGCTGACGGTTTGCGCCCCAGCACCCCGCACCGTGACCACCTGCGGCGCCCCTACTGTCACTTGCTTGTCCCGGTAACTTACAGACCCCGCCTTATACGTGCGGGTCACATCCACGCGATCCGCACACACCCTATAATCAATCACGTTTTGGGTAGATACCGGCGCCGCGTCGGCAATCATCACCGGCTGCCCGGCGGAATCCACAAACGCCAAGGATTGCGTAAACTCCGCGTCCACCGGGTAGCCAAGCAAGGCATCAAAATTTATGCCTGTCATATAGCCGGTGCTGCTGATGGTATACGCGTTTACCTCTACCTCAAAGTTGTCCGGCTGTTTCAACTGGGTTACGACCGGATCTCCCAGCACGTCCTCCTCGGCAATCACCAGGGGGTCTCCCGATGCCTGCACAATCTCCAGGTCGCCCCAGCGCGTCACCCTGGCAAACCCACCGGACGCTACGCTTATGTGGGCGATGGCGTCCTGCACTGGTACGCCAGGGATGTACCCTTTCAGCGTCTCTACCGGCAGCCCTGTCGCGCTGGAACTGACGCCTAAAACGGCGGCAATATCCTTCAAGGCATCCCACGGGGACACCGCACTGTAAAACCTGGATTCATACGTTTTTTCCGTCTGTGTTCCCACGATATTTACCGCCTGCATTTTGGCGGTGCCCGTCCCAGACCCTTCCCAGGCGGTCATATAATATATGCCAGCCGGGAAAGTTTCGGATTCCGTTATGCAATCCACGTGGACGGGGATTCCTGTAAACATGTACGCGTAAATCCCGTCCGGGTTCAGAGGATTCAGACGATCGGCTGGATCCAATACTTCAAAATTCAGTTCACCGGCCGGAACGGATGCGCCGGACAAGTCCACTTCATCCACAGCTTTGGCGTCTACCAGCGCCGCGTCGTCGTACACGAGGTTTTGCCCATAGTCGATTTCCTGGATTTTTACGTAGCGGTATGGCGCATCTGTTTTGACGGCAGTGATCCGCAGGCCATAATAGCCATCCACGTGATTGTCCACAAACGCGGCTTGCTGGTCGTTATCGGACACCGTTACGGTCGATATAACCGTGCCGCCCGCGCCGAGCCAGTCCACTTTAAAACCGGACAGGTGGGTAGTCTGGTCAAAGCAGACTGTCACCCCGATGCTGCTATGGGCATTTTCCATGGAGGCCGTAAGCACCGGGGCGGCCGAGAAAGTCCCGTCCGCCCCGGACATAACGCCTGACCAGTATCCTGGGGCGCCGTCGGATGGAAATAGGCGATAATCCGACAGCTTAAACAGGTTTGGCTCCCCGGTGGCCCAGCGTCGCAGCGGGAAGCTGGGATCGTCGTTTCCCGGCAATCCCAGGCCGTCCTTCAGCGTGTTATAATCCACCCACGGCTGCGCCGACGCAGAATTATATGCCGCTTCTGTTTTGGCGGTGGCATCCACCACCGAGAACGATATACGCACACCGGCCATGCCTATCACCTTTCAATAACGGTTGCCTTTAGGTTTTTCCATCGCGCCTCACATCCGCGACCCATGTCCCAGTAGGAATACATCGTGACGCCCAAATCCGCCCCGACATACCCCTGGAACGTGTGCATGGTGCCATCTGGGTGGGGGAGGGTAAACATGGCGTATTCAGGCAGGCTGGCCAATGTGTCCCACAGGAGTATGAAATCGGCACTGTTTGGCATATACGGCCAATTAAGCGTATATTTCAGTTTTTTCGCTGCGATTTTTCGGCTTAGTTTCCCGTCCATGGATCGCTTCGCGTACTTGTCCAGCACGTTGTATGTGACCTCCAACCCGGAAGGGCTTGGCAACCACACGCCGTTTACTGCCAGTATGTTATTCTCGCCCATATTACACAACCCTCACAACCGGCGCGCCTTTTCTGCGGTGCTCCGCTTCAAAGTATTTGTCTGACGTCCGCGCCAGCATTACACCGTCCATTGTCATCGTCAAGTCCATATTCAGCACTGCATCCAATATGGATTGCAGCAGTGCCACGGTCTGGCTGTTCGTTTGGCTCCCGGCGTCCTGGATACCGCGGGCTATTTCCGCATAAACGCTTGGGTTCAGCGGCAGCACGGCTTCTCTGTCTGGCCCTTCGCCTATCATTGCCATCGTAGGCCCAACCGCCAGGCCGCCCGTTGCCAGCTTGGGGATTTTCGGCGGATTTTTCGGGACTTCAAATTTCCAATCCTGGCCGAATAAATCGCCGAAGAATCCGGCGACCCAGCCGATCCCGTTTATGATGGACGCGATCGCCTGATAAATTCCGCCCCACAAGGCATTCAGGCCGTCGATTATCAGGTTGACAACGCCCTTCACGATGCCCCATATGGAATCCCAAATCCCGGAAAAATACTTCTTGATTCCGTCCCAGGCCTTTTTCCAGTTTCCCGTAAATACGCCGTTCCAGAAATCCAGCAGGCCGGTAAATGACTTTATGATACCGCCGACAACATCCGTCACGATACCGACCAGCGTCCCTATTACGTCGCTGATCGTCCCGATCACATAAGAAATAGGCGGGCCCAGCCTGGTGACAACAAAATCCACCAGCGGGGCAAGCACATTGTTCCAAAGGTTCAGGCAAAATTCGGAAATCGCCCCGAAAAAGTCCGCCAGATTGTCCCACAACGGTTTCAGGTGCTTATCCCACAGCCATGTCACCATGTCATAAATCCGGTCAAACACCGGCTTTAAGACGTTCCCGTAAACGGAATCCCATATTTTCCGGGTGCTTTCCTTGAATTTCTCAAACCCGGATAAAATTCCATTCCCGTGCTCATCCCACGACGTTTTGATGCTGCTGAATATGTCCGTGGCCACGGTCTTGACCTGTTCGAAACAGGGCTGCAGGATGTCCTTGGCTACCCGGTCGATTTCTCCGCATGCAAAAGCAAAATCTTTTTGAAACTCACCGAACAGCACCGGCATGACGTCGCCGAAAATCGGTGCAAACGTCTGGGAAAAGGAATTTGCGATATTGGGCAAGAAATCTCCACCAAGGTACGCTCCGAACGGCACCATAGTCTTATTCCACAGGCTGCTGATGCTGGATTTGATACCGTCAAATGCCTTGGCCGCCGGTTCTTTCAGCTTTCCAAAGGCGTTCCCCCACGACGAAAACGTCGGCGCGAATTTTTTGGATATGCAGTCCGCAACGTCCTGGAAAATGCCCTTGACCTTGTCGGCTGCTTTTTTTACTCCGGACGTGTCCGGTTCCGCAAAGTCTCCGATCGCGGCCGGCGCAGCACCGCCGCCAGAAGTTGCCGCCCCTGCCGCGGTGTTGGTTTCGCTGCTAAGTACATTTATTTCGTCAAACCCGGCAGTTGCATTTTTCAAAGCCTTGGCCGCATCCGTGGCGCCTTTCAGGCCGGCGGCGGTAGACTGTGCCCCGCCGGCGGCCTGTTCCAGGTTTGATTCCGTACCCTGTGCGCCCCCGCGCAGGGCGGCAAAAAACTGGCTTACCCAGCGGACGCCTTCCGCAATCACCTTTACAAAATCAGTCACAGCAGGAATAACGGTTTCCGCCAGCGGGGCGAACGCCCGCCCGAACTCCAGTTTTAGGTTTTCCAGCTGGGCGCGCAGCATCATAAGGGATGTTGCGCCCCCACCGGCCAGCGTCGACCCGAACTTCTTCGACGACTGCTCCATGATGGCAAACAGGCGCACTTGCTGTTGCTCCTGGAACGTCAGCTTTTCCCAGCTTCTACCGTTTGCCAGCTGCTTAAACGCTTCCGTTGTCTCCAGCAGCGCCACATTGACATTGATCCCCAAGTCCTCGATGGCCTCTGTGCTTCCCAACAGACCGGATCGGATCCTGTCGTTGACATCCTCGACCGTCCGGCCCGTGCGGGACGCAATGACCGCGGACGCCTCGATCAACTGCTTGGTGTAGGCGGTGGATGTGGCCGTGTCCGATACAAACCCGGAAATCAGGTTGCTGTATGCATTGCCATACTTCACCGCGGCCTGTTCGCTGATACCGAACGCCGCCGCGCCGGTTTTCGCCCACGACATAAAGGCGGCCTTGCCGGTTCCCATTGTGCGCGACAGGTTGGCGATCTGCGCGTCTACGCCCAGGGCCTCCTTGGTCAGGTCGGTCAGTCCCGATGAAATATGTTTGATCGCTGCGGCAATGCCGGCAGCCTTGATAGCCTTCCCAACTCCAGAAAACGCAGAGGATGCAGACTTTCCCGCCGACGATACCGACGCCTGCATCGTCCCGGAGGACTTACGGATAGACGTCGTCGCACTCTGCGTCGAATGCGACAAGGAAGAAACGCTCGCCTTCGCCTGGTTTGTTGCTTTGGTTAGCGCGCTGAAATCTGCACCGCAGCGCACCATTAAATTCTTTACGACTGCCATGCGTCCGCCCCCTTTCTGGTGTCTGTTCCGCCGAACATCCGGTTTAGCGCCTCCGCCATTCGCAGCATCTGTTCGTCCGACATGTCTCGGCTCGGCCCGTCCCCGAATACCTGCTCAAACGGCGGCACCTTTTTCGACCACACAAACCTAGAAATCAGCAGCGCACATAGATACAGTTCCTGTTGTTTCTCCCGCTGTGCCTGTTCGGCGTTCTGCCGATATACTTGCGCATACACGGCAAGTTCCCGCGGGGTCATGTTGTCAAGCTGTTCTAGGGTAATGCCCAGGCGGGCGGCGGCGCTTAGGCATTCTTGCCAGTCCCAGCCTCCGCCCTTCCCACGTTTTTTTCAGCCGTTCCCGCTCGATGTGCTTTGGCTGCCTCGCCGGCGTCTGGAAAAGCTGCATTCACAGCCTCGGACAGCTTCTCGTAGATAACTCCAAGCGGCGCCATATCAAGCAGATCCTCCATCTGCCCCATGTCCAGCGCCTCGTTATGCGCCGCCGCGTCCTGCTCCAGCATAAAAAACAGCAGGATTTCAGCGTCTACCGGATTCGTCACTGTAGTTTCGAGCTCTGCCACGGATTTCCCTGTATAAGCTGCCCACCGCTTCATAGCCCTGTGCCCAAATCGCAGTTCACGGGGCCGATCAAGCGTAAGCATCACAGTAGGATTGTTTTCCTTCATGTTGTCCTCCTATCAAATGCTAGAGTTTTCGGCCAGCGACGGCTTTCCGGACACCTTGACCGTACAGCTGAAGCTAACCGCTCCGTCCAGTTCAGCACTGGTTTCGATGGCGGTAACGACCCCGCTAAACGTCCATTTGCAGGCCATCGCCGCCGGAAACACGATTTCACACTCGGATACTGTTCCCGATTCAAAAGCCGCGTACAGCGCTTTCTGCCCTTCGTCTTTATAGTCAAAATGACCAGACAAAGAGACATCTCCGCCATCCTTGAATCCGCCAATAAACTCTTTGTATCCGTCCTCGTTGTCCAGCGCCGTCACGTCGATGGTGTCCGCCGAAGCAGACACTCCTCCGATACTGGTCAGAGCCCCGACGGGCTTCGTACCAAATTTGAAAACGGTTCCTTTCGCCGCTGTTTTTGCCATGTATATCTGTCCTTTCTGTTCAGCGGGAGGCCCCGCTGCGTTTTAATGCTGCAACCGCAGTTCTATGATTTTCCTGTATGCCCCGATTTCTTCTTCATACAGTTCCGGCTGTTCTTCCCGAATGTGCACGGCCGCTCCCCGTGTGCCTTTGAGCGCTTCGACAATCTTCCGTGCCAGGGTTTTCATGCCTTTGTAAGATTGGTGCAAGACATTGATTTCCATTTCCGTGTCGAAACTGCCTATCCATCCGGAAAGCGAATCGTCCTCTGTTGTCCCTCCTGAGACATATACCACATATGGAAGAGGCACGCCCTCCGGGGCATTCAGCGGATAAACCTTTCCAGCAAGGCCCGCGACGGATTCAATAGCTGCTGTCACCGCTGTTTCTATCACATCGGTCATGTCTTACTCCATTCCTTGTCAACCTCGGACATCAGGGTTTCTGCTGTGGCCCGAGCCATTGCCTCCTCTGATTCTTCTGCCGCGCGGCGCATAAAATGAAAACCAGGGATATATCGGCCGTTTCTAGCAAAATACCCGTATTCCATAGACGCCGGGTAATAGGCTGTCTTGTTCTTTCCTCCAGCCTCCCCGGGGTTCTGGATCGGTTTTTGAAAAACATCGTTCATTCCGGCGTCAAAGGCGACATCATACACCTTTTTCCCTTTTGTCCGGCTCTTCTCAGCTTTCAGTCTCAGTCCTCTTTTTAGTGTGCCCGTGTCAACTGGAGCCTTCTGCCGCACAGCTTTGATCACCAAGCTTCCGCCTTTTCTGGCCGCTTTTGTGACGCATTTCTGTGGCAGCCCGCCAATTTTATCCAGGGTACGGACCAGCCGTTTGAAGTCGGACATATCCAAATTCACTGCCATTCACAGCACCTCCCGGCACATCAACACCATCTCGTGGTGTAGTTCCCAATTGTCAATAATGTGCAGGATTGTCAGCACCCGCTCTCCGTACAGCACTCGCATGGACGCCTTGACCGCCGGATTGTAGCGGATAGTCACCTTGTGGGTAACCTCCGCCTGTTCTTGCAAGGCTGCCGCGAAATCCCGCCCAGACACAGGTTGTATGCTCGCGCGCACCACCGCCGCATCCACCCAGCGCTTTTCCGGCTCTCCATATTCGTTGCGGCCACCTTCCAACCGCTGGACGGCGACTGTGTGCCGCATGCGTCCCGGTTCCATCGTGTCACCTCACAAAAGATTGACGCGGTGAGCGTCTAAAAAGCCCTGGATCACCGCATTGTGCTTGTCATTGATTATGTTCAAGGTACGGTTGTCATAAAGAAAGACGCACAGCGCGATATACGCCATGGTCAGGCTGTCCATTTCGTCCGCCCGCTCCTTGGTTAGTCCGGTGTACTCGTACACCCGCTCACGCGCCGCCGGCATGATCACATCCCGAATTTCCACGTCGTCATAATCCGTTTCAATTCGCCCCCAGCTTTTTACAGTATCCACCGTCACTTCGTTGATTTTCAAAACGTCACCCCCACGAAGGGGAAGGGGCGGCCTATACGACCGCCCCCTCCGGTTAGGCAGATTTTTGCACCAGCACGGCCAGTTTCTGGTTATCGGTGACCCGGCTGTCAAATTCAAACCAGGATACCACGCCGATCGCGTGCTGGGTCGCATATTTCTCCCGCAGCACCTGGATGGAAATGTTCTCCCGGAAAT